CATAAAAGAAAATCTTAGCGGTAATGTAAACCAGATACCGCCAAGATTATTAACGATGTGCTTATTAGTCACCGGGATACTCAACTTAAAGCTACGTGACCCAACTGTCAGTAAAAACCGACAAACAATTGGAACACTAACAGTCACCTGCTGGGATTGGATACCCAACTAGATTGCGAGTGTGCTCATCCTAAGCATAAAATGAACATCAGAGATTTAACCCTCTCTGACCCGAAAAACCCCCATCATAGTCCGGAGGAGGTCTCGGTAATCCGAAAACAATTGATTCCCTTTTTGGGAAACAAAAGCGTCACGAGTAAAACCGGAAAAACCCCGGACTCGGACTATGGTAGGTTGGTGTCAACCCCACACACCAGCACCTGTATTAGTAATGCTAGTAGTAGGTAGAGCACCTATGAAGAATCCACAATTAAAATCATCAGCCACTTGACGATAGACGACCAAATTGGAATTCGGTGTTGTTGTATGCCAGGTCACTTCTAGTGCACCCCTGGCTGTTAGTTCACTTTGTGAACTAGTTGTTAAGGAAGTAGAAACGGGATTAGCCCGCATTTTGAGTTGTGTATACTGGGGAACTTCTACTTCGAGAGCCCCCGTTTGTCCAACATTGACAAATACCGCATCTGAATTCGTCACATTTCCACCACTAACTGTGGTAGAGAAATTTAAAATTGGACTAATGCTGGTTGTTTTCAACCTAGCAGACATTACTGTCGCTACGCCAGCAGTATCCCACATTTTAAGTCTCACTCCGCCTCTAGAAAAAGCGAACATAGAGACAAATGAAGAATAATAATCAACAAAATATGTTGTTGAGGGAAATGGAGCTCCAGCAACTAAAAAGGGCAAATGCTGCTGGAAAGGGAATATTGTCATGACCCCTTCGCTATCTAATGAAGATACATTCCAAACTACTGCTCTTTTTAATAATTGCCTCACACTTGTAACCAATTCACCTATACAGAACTTTGATGCTATTATCGCATCATCATTGGGCTTAGAACCCATAGCAGTAGCCCCCACTGTAACTTGGTTACAATGACTGTCGTCAAGACCCAAACTCTGAGCCTCCCAAACGTCATCACATTGGGCAGTAAACAAACCTAACGTTGGTGTCCAATTGGTCGTGTTATGCACCGAAAAAGCTGCATCTTCGCCCATACAGCCTTCGATAAGTACATCTATTGACTGTGAAACAGTGCTCGGTGCCCTTAATGGGTTAAGTATATAGATCCCAAGTGAACCAGTGGCTGAAGATGACCAAGGTTGTACTGAGACATATGGAATACAAAATTGAAATTCATTATTGGCTCTAATATCAACAACCTCCTTATAAACTTGCTCTGAACCAGACAAATTGGTAGGAGAACCCGTAACACCTGGAAACCAAGCAATCACCAAGCGACCGGAATGAAATTCTGTTTTTACAAATTTTAAGGTAAAACACAAAGAGCCTCTCCAGTATGCAAAGAACGATCTCACATAAGACGCTGGTGAGTTTAAATCAACAGCATGATTTATTGCCAAGTTGTCAGCAACTACTGCAACTTGAGAAATCTGGCTAGGATCGGTAGCTTGACTATACAACCGAGTTCCTTGAGTACCTGTACTAGCCCATGTAAATCTTCTAAAATATGTTGGTCTCATAACTAGAGAAGTAATGGAAAGCTCGTCAATATCTGTACCCATAGCTCCTGGCAAAATTTCTACAGAATTATCTGAAAAGAAACCCAGAGATAGGGAGTTGTCAACTGCGTTGACATTATTGATATAAGGAGTTTTCTGGGCTAGCATTCGGGATGCAGGTGAAGATTGCTTAGGGTTGCTAAAACCCAACGCTGATGCAGCATCACTCAAAATACCAGAGGCCCACGCTACTGGTAAAGCTACTGAAGATAATAAAGGGATACGTGATAGGATTGTAGCAGCCTTTGATATTCTACCAAAAATCCTTGAAGGTGTTGGTAGTCCTGAAGCAGCGAGTTCATTGTCTCCCACAGATTGAGCCTCAAATACATCTTCGACCTGAGCTACAAAAGTAGTGGGATATAATAACTCTGCATCTTCAAAATGCATCCAATAAGTAACTGGTACCGATGTGTCACCAGTAGGTGAAATTAGAGGGCTATAAATTTGGATCCTAAAAGTCCCAAGTTGAGAATTGCCTCCATTTAATTTATACGCTTCATACGGGTAAATGAACGGAACCCGCAAGATAGCCTCAGTTTGAGATGCTGCGTCTAATTCAACACGTGGCAACTGAGACAATGTAACCAAGTTGGATACAATAGTATTAAACCTATCTGTACCCAAAAAGGTTGAAGAGGGAATGTATACGACCATTAATCTACCCTGCATAAAGCGGGAGCAATTGATCGTAATACGCAAAACAAAAGTACCGCGAAAACCCAAAAAACCACTCATTTTGTCAGACATCATGGCATTAGAAATGAGCGTTGAAGGATTATTGATAGAAAGTAAGAGGGAACCAGATGTACCAGTAATATCCCAGTTAACACTACCTTGAACTGGACGGCCAAGGAAGTCTAGGATCTCATGGCTTCGCGTCTCTCTCAGAGAATTAGAAAGTAACCGGTTATATTCTAGCGGTCGTTGAATTGTTTGTTCAACCACCGTTTCATCGTTGTAGAAAGTAGTAACTTGTTGTGTTTCTACTTCTACTTGTGTATTGTTTATATTATTATTTGTTGTTGTTTCAGCAAGTGAAATAACTTCGCACGTGGCCCACTCAAACCATCGCACTGACAATCGGGTTCCCTGGATATAGTCTGGACTGCAGACAGGCGATCCTGGGAGTAAGACTAAATAGCCCCGCCTTATGTCATCTAACGCAACATACTACCCTTCCCCGTCAGGGGGCCCGATATATTTCCGGGTAGCATGAGGATCGAATAGATTACCAGATTTCCTTACTACTAAGAGCAACAAGTCTGTTACTCTCGTAGGAGGAGAACTGAGGAGAAAAGCCAATTTTCTTCTTGGCCGCTTCAATTATCTTTGGAGCCCACAGATCGTAGATCTCCTTTTCATGGAGTCCCAACTCCATTAAAGCCACATTTATATTATCACGAACAATAACATTGCATTCTTTAGTGTTCTTTGTCCAATATGGCATTTCCAAAACCGTTTCTAGGCTAAGTGGTGCCAACCATTTACCTAATTCTTCATCATATCTAAAAGAGCGCTTCAAAAAGCTCACTTCTTCCAGATCCCTCGATAGTGGTGCTTGACCCCCAACTAACTTGCCTTCATCAGTATATATGTATCCTATATCCTTCATAGCATCTGTAATTGTGTGCTGATTAAAGAAATGGATAGCATCTGATGAAATAGAATAAACACCATCATCTCCATACACTCTCGGACAAACTTTATCCCTAAAGAATTGAAGAGCATGAAGATGCAAATTACTAGTCTTGACAAACACATACATCATCAACATTATGTGTAAGATAGTATTTACTATGGTGGTGGCTGGATGCCCAGAAGACAATGAGCTAATCCATTGTATAATTTCTCCACCAAAAATGTGGAACGAAAATACAACTTCATACCAAAGAACTCTTCGAATCGTTTTATTCACAGGATCATCATCATACCAGAGATTTATAACATCAAGTACAGCCCAAAGAAATTCAATTTGTTGTTTCTTATCAAATTGCGAAAAATCACCAGCAACCACGTTCTTAAATTTATTAAGATCTTTGGCTAAACTATGCCATTCTTCAGACCTTGGGTTAATACCAACACAGCTTCCTGTAGATCCACGATGTCGCATCAAGAAAATACAAAAGTCTAGGAAATACATCCTAAAGACTATCGTATAATCCTGGGCACAACCAGATATCATCCTGGTTTTCATTGCCATTGCTTTCTCAATTGGACGCCTTTCATCTTTTGGAAAATCTGTGAATAAATGTAGCAAGCGAACATTATCTTTCGCTTTTTCTATTATAAAATTGGCCCTCACTTTAAGCTCTTGGACCTGGGGATTATCTAATTGATAATCACCCTCAGACCCAAACCACCATGTTTTACCTGGTGAATTTTTGGGTTTCTGTAATATGTAAGGATACCCTGGTGAAGTATCACGGGGTATTCCATCACAATAATCGAGCCCTGTGATACCGATAATCGCTTCCTCAAACGTAAAGATACCACGATCTCTTCTAAAATGTGAAGCCTCATTTATATTAAAGAGAAAAGAAGCATAATCCTCAGTAATTGCCTTGAGAACTTCTAAGTCAACTCTTTTCTTATTCGAACAATATCCTGAGAGACCTACATGCCTTGGATCTATGCCACCTTGTTCTATAGGGCGAAGAAAGGCTGGTCTAGTGACACTGGGACCCCACGCACCAAATAGTGGGCTCCTAATTATCTTTGAGACGCCCCCACATGGAGCTAATTTATCCGTAGTTGCCACAGGGATTTGATAAGGATTTTCATAAGACATTACTGAAGACTGAGCCTCCATCATGACTTCTTCTGGTTCGTTAATGATTGGCTCATCATCAAATAGTTTAGCAATCTCTTCAGCAAATTCCCTTGTTATCACAGTCCCAGCTCCCTCACTATTATTAAATCCAGCAAGATGTATACCCACAATCTTAGCGGGTGTCACTGCTGAATTATTTAATAAAATAAAAGAGCCACAATCACCACTCATGGTTGAGAAGTGATACTTGACCACATCTTTGACTGTATAAAATACAGCATTCTTCTTACCGTTCACAGTCTTTGAAACTGGTATTTCCCTGTCATAAACATAAGCTGGTCCACATTCAATTCGCCAGCTATGGTCATTCTCAAGGATACATAAATTCACTAATTTATCAAAAGGTTTGGACCACGTTGCCTTGCTGATAAATTTTCTTCTAATATCAGCATGTGGTTTAATTGATCGATCAAAACGTACGGCATAGAGATCCTTAGCCTCCATTTCCTTAGTGTATTTTCCACTGAGGAATTCTTTAATAGAGACATGAAACACATCCTTATTTAGACCATTAACAAACCGAATAACATGATCATCCTTCAATTTTCCAGCCTGCAACCATAATCTCACGACCTTATAATAATGGAGCGGCATAACCGCGATCGTTCCACAAAGGAAAAATATTGAACCAATACTTTTGTCTGTTGTTCCCAAATCATGGATGCGATACACATTCCTTTGCAAAAGACTTCTAGCTAGTAACAGTGAATTTTCATCTGAACCACCTTGTGCCATCCAGATTTTCCTTTCTGGATAAAACTTGAATAGGGTATCCCCTGTATTTATCTGACCCTGATACACTACATTTTCATCATGACGATGTACTAGTGTACGAAATCTAGATCTATTTCCTCTTTTACCACGACCCTTAGTACCACTAGCCATTTCAGCATCAGCAATGGATTCATCATCATCTGGTACTAAGACTTCCTCACTTTTAACATAAAAGGATTCGGCTCGTGGCCTACCTATTGGGATTGGTCGTATGACATCTAAGGGCTGGACACTATGTATTGCGAGTTCATCATCCTCACTAACATTGGTAAAGACTTTGTACAACTTGTACATTCCATAAGCAGTGCCAGCAATCGCAGCCAACACGCCTAAACTCTTGATCAGGGTACCACGCTCCGTGCACATAAACCTTTTGAGCTTACTTTTAAATGAATTCTCTGCTTTGTCAAACGCTTCAAAAACATCCTTGATCTCAGAGCGCCAATCTTGATTAATACCAGAAATTGTCATACTATATATTTCATTCTTATAGTCTTCCAATTCTGGCTCCGCCACTAAAGCTGGTATTACATCACATAATCTTTGCGTTTCTGACATATCAGAGTTTCGTATTGCGTCCTCAATGTCCCTAACCAGGTCTGGTAGAACATAACCTAAAGTACACATAATAGCATAACGTCTACTACGAGTATCTTTGAAGATAATAGAAAATGTGAACCAAAAACTAGGATCCCAATTGTGTGCTAAACTCAAAAATTTATCTACACTATCAGTGAATATTTCCCATGAAATCTCATCACTTCCATTTATAAGTGCACTTTTCCACCACTCGCTCAGGATAATCTTTTCAGGCTCACTTTTCTTTTGCTTACCCTTCTTGATTCTATTTAACAAACTCTCAGTACTAATTGGACGTACTGTTGATGCTTGAGATTCAGTATCAGAATCCCCTTCAAAATTTTCTGGAAGATCCATATCTATATCTTCAGGTTCTGATTCTTCACCGTTCATTTGGGCTTTAAATGTGCTGGCACTATCTTCACACCAATGATCAAGAAATCCTTTAAGGTTTGTATTATACATCTCACCCTTATTTTCCTTGAGCCTGTACGTCTCAACCAATACTTCTACTAGCTGATAAAAAGTTAGTACTCTTCCAGTAGATGAAGTATTAGTATCACTCCACTTTAACTCATGAAACTCATACAATTCAAGAACCAGTGGTCTATTAGTCCTTTCTAATTTCATGACGTCAATTTTCCTGTCATCAAGAGCACCATCTCTGGTCTCATCAGTGCAGAAATGGGCTTTAGGCACAACTTTGTAAGAGTGAGTAAACCTCCGCGCTACAGCTGCTGGCATCACAACAGACCTAGCTGTGCTCAGATTATCCAAATTTGAACTGCACAATATAAATTTACTACTAAAAGTAGTCTTGCCTTTATTCTCTAATGAAGCCATATGTAAGGCAAAAGGAAAGACGTTTGTCGCTCTTATAATATTCATGAGCTCTCCATCAGGATCGGTATCACTATCTCTAGCTTGTAAAAAGTCATCAAAAATAGTGGCTATTTGCCCTTGATATCCATCCCAAAACTTTTGTTCTGCATTGCGCGAATATACGTAATCGGCTGGGCTCTTCTTAAATTGGTCTAACTCACCACCTTCAAGCACCTTGGCTAGAACAGCATAAATGAGTGGCATTGTCACCGTACTTTTACCTGAACCAGTGCCTCCAGTTAGGAATATAGTCACTGGTTCCATACGAGGTGCATTCCCACCAATATTAGCATGTTCAAATTGAATTACAATTTTCCTAAGCAGCATTAGATATCGACTCACGGCTGATTTAACTGCCGCGCTTTCACTAATATTACTTCTTTTAAGGAAAAATTGATTTCCTTGTTTTTCGAGCTCCATGACTCTATTATAATTATATAAATCAATCTTCCAAGTAGGCTTTCTAGCTTCAGAGACCATAGCCTCAACCTTCTGACACCATTCACGAACTTCTGGAAAAAGTCTCTCAAAGGCATAAACAGGTTCCATGCCAAAACATTTTGTCCTGACAAAATTAATTATCTCCTGCATAAGTTCCATAACAAAACCAATACCTTTCTCGACCCCTTCTTGGGACCTACTGAGTAAACTTGTACTAGCAAGAAATTTATCAATCTTCTTGCCTGAAGGTGCTTTACCAACACTACTTGCAGTCAAAATGACTATTAACAATTTGGACATAGGTCCTCCAAAGTCGATCGCATCAAGTGATTGTGCTTCATAAATCCTTGATGTTTGATCTTTTAGTTGAGTCCTCTGTTTTAATAGAATGTTCATTGAAACGACATTCCTATTTACCCACTTCAGGACATTTTGAACTTCTGTTGGGTCTGCAAAAGCGTAAAAACATAAGGACATTAAGCTCAATACAGCACCAAGTGATGCGGCCACTTTCAGCGCCTTTTTGATAGTTGTGGAATTAGATTCCTCTTTACTAGTCAAGTAATTGCTGACTTTAAATCCAAGATAGGCAGCTACTGACCACAAAACTAATGGAACTATCACCATTCTAAAGAATGTTTTTACGCCATCCCAAATATCAGCCACAAGATCTCTGAGAGCGTCAAAACTTCTCATAATCGTTTCACCAGTTCCATCTATCACCTTTTGAAGCTCGGGGCTAAGAGAGACTTTGTGATCAATCTTCCATGATGTAAATAGTTTTTTCCAACTATATTCATCACCCATCTGAGCTTCATAGACCTTATTGTCATCATCAAGGTCTCTTAAATCCTTTCCCTTATTGGCAGGCTCACTCTGCCTTACGGATACGAGGCTGGGAGCAGGATTGATGCTCCCAGACACGGCGCTTGTTAATCGACATACTTCACGCCTGTATAATTGTTCGTTGGACGAGCGAGGAGTAATAGCCCTCCTCGTACCATACGTTACGCCGTCAATAATATTGCTTAAATCATAACGGTCTTCTCCAACAGGATCATCGTCTACAGATCCTGCTTCACTATAAACACGGAGGGCAGCATTAACTCGCCTACGTGTATTCTTAATAGTAGTACCGTAACCTGCATCCATCAATCTGCGGATAAATTCCTCAGAGAAATTCTGGTTACGATTAGGGGAAGGAGAAGGTGAGGATCGAATAACTCTCACACTCTCAAAAACTTTCCCTTTGTAAAGTGGACTATCCTTTAAACTAGAACCACAATGTGAACAAAAATTTGCCTCACGATCAAAACCCCCGACTTGCGCCGTATATGGCTTATCACAACTCTCACTTAAATCTATGTGAGGAGTTAAATTATCAAATGAGAACAAATTACCTGTCAATGTATACCCAACGCTAATTGGATTTACATCAACATGAAAAATACCCCTATAAATGTAACTACCCCGACGATCAAAAATATGACGTAGGATAGTTACTGGGCTACTTGTTGTAAACATGACCAATGTACTGGTCACGTCAGTTGCACGAGTGGGATTAACACACCAATTCGTGATAAAAAATGCGCGAGATCTCAGTCTAACATCTTCTAGTGTATTGAAATCCAAACATGCAAGTTCAGCATCACCCATAGATGCATCAAACTCGACTGATGGAATATACACAAAAAGTATATTATTACAATGAAATCCTCCGACAATACAAATCAAAATATGGTCGGGTGATAGCTCTCTCGTAAAAACACGAGGCATAGTAATATGCAAAGGTGAGTTCACCCCACACGTACTATCACTAAAGAGCCTCAATGATACACTCCTCAATGAACTAAGTGTATAATACGGTGTCCAATCTCCTGGATCACACGCGGAAATTGCTCGAACTAAATCAGACATAGTTTTAAGACAAAGAAAAAGAAAAAGAAATTACAAGTCCAACACAAAGGTTTAGGAGAAGGTCGCGTAACCGCGGTATCAAATCCCAGGGAACGTTAAAATGCTAAACAAGTAAAAGAAATTACTAGTCTGATACTAAGGTTTAAGAAAAGGTCGCGTAACCGCGGGGTCAATTCTCAGGGAACGTTAAAATATCAAACAAGTAAGAATCCCAAATTGTATATTATAAACCGACACTCCACAAAGGTTTAGAAAAAGAGTCGCGTAACCGCGGTATTCAATATCCCAGGGAACGTTTAAATGGATAGTCAGCTTAGATCCACTAACAAGGAAATACACGTCTTGAAAAGGATCAATGATAAGGTCAATACAAACAAATCTATTAAAGCTCCTGCAGCGAGAGGTCTTGCGTAATGTTTTGACTTGGCTACAAAATTTGAAAAACTCTAACAGAATACTTTCCTAAGGTTTAGAATTGAACTCCCAGGGAACGTTAAAAGAAAGTATTTAAGCTTGTACTAACAAAATACACTGTT